AGATTTTGTAAGCGCATCAATAATTTTATCAATTCGTGCCGTCATCTTACCAAGCTGCGTTTTTAGTTCATCGGCTTTTACTATACCGCTTAAGTTTTCGCCGTTAAGACTTATTTTTTATCCGTTGCCGCCTTCACGGCAATATTGCCGTCTTTGTCAATTGTAATGTTTGCGCCGAAAGCGTTTACACTCACTTCCTTTTTATTGTTATCATCAGCAATTGCAATCTTTACATTTTCATTCGAAGAGGTAAGCTCAAGCTGTCCCGTTTTATAATTGTATTTTTCAATCCATTTTCCCGGTCGCACCCGAAGCCGCTCAACATTTTTTTCAGTGCGTTGTTCCTTTGTGCTCATAAATTTCTTTTGATGTTCTTTTTCAAACATCGAAAGGCTTGAGCATAAAACAAAAGCGCCTTCAAAGGTGCCTGTAGGCATCAGCACAAAAACCCGAGCATTTTCAGGCGGTAAGTTTCTGCTTCCCGATAAATACCCCTCATCTTTAAACTCGCATATCCACTCGTCTAAGCTGGCAACCGGCACATCTTCCAATAACACACCGCCGGTAAGTCGAACATTCACCGCATTTCTTGTAGAGTCAACATCGGTTACTGTTCCCCACATGCCTATTCTCGGCACTGTATTTTGTAGCGGCACTTGCCCGGTAACCTGTCCGCTTCGCTCTCGTATTACAATTCTCATAGCTTTTTACCTCGCCCAACTTATATCTACTAAACTATTCGTTTCTTCCCCGTCAAATTTAAGTTCGATATTGCTTGTTCCCATTTCAGGCATTACTTTTACAAACTCTCCTCCCTTGTTATACTTTCCGCCTCGTATTACTTGTAGGCTGATTGTGGGGGTCCCTCCGTAGGACCATGAATGGTCGCAACTTCTAACATAAAACTCCCCGCCTAAAAAGCTTACTCGCTCTCCGCAGCGTATTTGTTTTTCAGAAAAATCGTTGATAATGCGAATGCTTCCTGTGTACATTTCGTCAAGTCGCCCGAACCAAGAGCGAAGGCGCAAAGAAAGTTTGTGCATTGCATTGGTAATTGTTTCCGTTTTTTCCGTTTGTTTTTTATAGCCTCTGAAAGCAACCTGTAACATTTTCATGCCGTATGTTTTAAGTTTTTTTTCATCAACTTGTAAAATCTTTTTTTCTATTTTGTCGCCGTCAGTTTGCTCAATTACAATGTACTGATCAGCCGAAAGAGAAGAACCCTCGATATAGGCAAAAAAAGTTGTGTACACTTCATCAATACTTAAACGCAATGAATAATCGACGAGGTGCGGTGATTTTATTTTTCTTATTGGTAGTTTGCCCCAACGGTTATGCACTATTCCGTTTTCCCTAAAACTAAATGGAAGTTCACGAACAACTATTTTTGTTTTTCCTTTTTCATTCACCCGAGAAAACATTTCATACACAGGAGGCGCTAAAATCGTTTGCCATATTTGTTGTACCGTATTTATTCCTTGATTAAAAAAGGTATTAGCAATCGGCACAGGAATACTTTCTGCTTCTCCTACTTCAAAAAAATCATTCCCCATAAAGTTTTTAATTATGTCATAGACTATTTTATTTGATTCTCCCGCCTTTCCTTTTACCGGAGCTTTATCTGCGGTAGGTTTTAAATATCTAACACCTACATAGCCTAAATATGTATCCCATGTAAGCTCTAAAAACTTTTTTATTTTTAAAGGTTCCTTAGTTTGCAGTTCATTTATGCGTAACACCATATCCTTGTTTATCGTTTCCGCACTCATTATTTGTGTTAATGATAAAAACTTAATATCAAGAATGAGCTGAAAGTTTGCAATTAACCCCGTAATACTCATCCCGGAAAAATTGATTTGTCGTTGCACGCCACCTTGACTCATTGTGCAACTTAAATCTTTATTTGCAATTACACCAATAAACACAGGAGTATTTGCCCCCTCGTAAATCTTTACAATTTGAAGCGGCTGTATTTCATTAAAAAGATTATTGTCTCCGCCTGCAATGCTAAACTGAAAACGCCCCTTTAAATCCATTGTGCTTTCGGTAAACGAATAGCTTAAAAGTTGCGTATACTCATGGGTTTGTGCCGATAATGTAAAAGCAGGCACTGTTGGCGCATTATAATCAAAGATTTCTATTTTTGGCTGCGGGCTTTTGTGAATGGTGATCATCATCGACTTTCAACCTTTATTTCCCCGTTCAATAATAACTCAAGTTGCGCGTTTATCTTTTTTAACTCTTCCGTATTTTCCTTAATTTTTTCTTGGTCGGGGAAAAAGGTATTATACAGAGTCTGGAGTTCAAATGCTAAATCTTGTTTTCTTTGTTGTAATTCTTTTATTAGTGTAACATTATTTACACTTCCTTCGCCCATGCCCGGTAGCTTACCCGTATTAAACTCTTCTTGGCGAGTGCCGGATAAAAATACCGAGAGAAATTTTGTCAGTTCCGCCGGACCTTTTCCCAATTCAGCTGTCCAAGTCCTCCACAATTCGGCAGAACCGGTAGATGCTCCGACACGTGAGGTATATTCAGGGCGTATACTTGCATTTGTTATTGATTCATATGCGTCTTTATTTATTTCCCCGTTGTTCATCAACTCATAAAACTGCGCCGCCTGTATATAGTCAAAGCCGGTATCTTTTCTAATCATTTCGATCATCCCTGCTTTATTACCTTTTCCCGACATTTGTTCAAAAAGACCCATTTTTTTCTTGTATATTTCCGGTAAAAATCCAAGTTCCGCAATTTGCATATTATCAAGATATCCGCCTTGCGATTCTAATCCGTGCTCTTTTAATATGCGTGCCTTTTCTGCATCCGATAAACTTGCAATAGCTCGGTACGTTAAGATATCCGAAACCGAAGAAAGAGATGTTGCACTGCGCCCGCTTTCATTTAATTGCTGATATCGACTTGCGCCTTGTTCTCCCATCCATAACGGATTATTGCCGCTTGCATTTTTTAAAAAAGTCATTGTGCTGCCTATTTCAGCAATCGACTTTGTAAACCCTTTTGATATACCATCAGTAAAAATATTTTGTAATAAACCAAGTGTTTCACTGTACTGGCCTTCCTTCATTCCCATAAAAGAGCTCGCTCGATATGCTTGCGCTAAACTGTCCGCGTCCTTATTTCCGTAACGGGAAAAAGTACCTTTAAAATCTGCTGCCTCCTCTTTTTGGATTCCCATCATTCTTGACCAGCCGAAAACATTACGGGCAACATCATAACTGCCCGAAGAAAGTCCGTATTGCGTAAGGTGTTTAACCATACTCAACCCGTCTTCCATTGAGTAGCTGAAACTGTTTGCGGCAGCACTTGCTTTTGTAAACGCATCTTCTATATTTTTTGTGTTCACCTTATAACGGCTTTCCAATGTTTCAATCATGGTTTTACCGTCTTTACTTATCTCAAAATCATTTTTTCGTTCGGGATAATCTTTTGCAAATTGCCGCCACTCTCCACGTCCTTCCTTAGTACTTAAATCAAAGCGAGTGCGCATGGTGTTATTAAGGCTTGCATTTAATGCTTCTGCCGCATCATCATGCGATGTATAAAGGTCTGAAAGTTTTTTTACCCCCCAACCGGCGCCAACTGCCGCAAGAAGTCCTGCTCCTGCAATTGCTCCGCCTGTTCCTAATTTACCAAGTAAACCGGCTCCTTTCCCTAAAAGTGTTAATCCACCGCCCGCAGCATCGCCCGCACCAATTTGTCCGATAACCGATTGTGCAGTATTAGAAATGCCCCCTACTGTATTATTAAACCCTGCAATTCCTCCGCCTCCGGCTTGATTCCCGTTTGCCATGCCGTTATACATTTGCTGCATTTGTTGTGCCGATTTTGCATACTGTGCTGCTAAATCAAAATTGCCGACTTCTTGTGCTTCTTTCATCTTGCCAAGCATTTTATCAAAAGCATCGGATATCGTTTGTGCAGATGATGAGAAACTACCGGTTTCTAAATTAAGCTTAATCGCAACTTCTTTCATTCCCATACGCGTCTATTCCTCTATTGCTACCCTAAATCGGTTGCAAGAGCGTTTTGGATTGCATCGGCTATTTCTTTTTCATGCAAAGCCTTTAAACCTTCCGTTACATTGCGGGCGGGAATGCCCTTATTTATCCAGCTGTTCTTCGGAGACTTAGCGGAAATAATTCTAAACGTCCAATAGGTTGACTTACCTGTCGGAGTGTCAGACATTCTTACCATACCGTCTGCATTGCCTAAGTCATTTTCGTTTAATCTATCTGCCCACGTATATTCATGCCGCTCAATAGCTTCTCCTGCCCAGTTTTCCTCAAAATGCGTTTCTTCCATTACAACACTTTTTTTCATGCGCTCTGCAATTGCATAAATGTCTTCTGTCATTGTGTTTTGAAACGTTACGGTTCCCGGCGTTCCCCAACTAAAGGGCACAATCAAATACGGAATGAGTTCTATCATTTTTGTTTTAGGATTTTTTTGTTTACTTACCCTGCTTTTTTTCCCGTATGGATGCGTTGTTTTCATATCATAGCCATCGGTGCCGTATTCAAGTAAGGGGGCTGCCTTAGATTCATTCGATATTGTGTATTCAAGCGGTGCGCTTTTTTTTACCTTTACACCGCCTGAATAATTGCTTGAAGGCTTTTTCATCGGCGGCACTCCCGGAATATCTTTTTGTCCCTGACCGTAGGCTCTCCAAGAGTCCGCTACCATTTTTGCACAACCTTGAAACGTTGCATCGGTTGCAGGAAGAATATCGGATCGTCCTATTTTTTTTACCGCAGCCGCAAGTTCTTGTAATGCGGGATTATCCGCTGTTATTTTAATCTTAACCATTCGTGTGTACCCTCCGAGCATTTTGATAACTTGCAAATAGTTTGAGCACCACTTTGCGCGGTATGCGCTGATCCTCACTTGTTCGCAAGGAAGGAATATTTTGACAAACCCGATATGTCGGATTATACCGATACGTTATTGACATGCTCTCATTTGCTTCAGGCTTTGCAGCTCCAAGCCAATGAATACGGTTTGTCCCAATCAAAATAAAATCTTCTCCTTCTTTAAAAACACTTGTTTTAGTTTCAATTAAATCAATTGAGTCAACAAAAAATTCAGGGATGATATCATCTGCAGTTTCTCTCCCTCGTTTTACAATAACCTTGTTAGTCATTGTTCCTGAAATAATTGTAATAATATCTCCTTCGGAAACATCAAACTTATACGGGAAGGTGCAAACCGCATCCCCATTGTGTTTTTGAATTAAGGCTAGATTTTCTTTGTGTAAGTTTTGCGATAAGACAATAAACTTTACAGGTTTTATGTATTCAATATTTTTTGCAATCAAATACGGATAATCTTCTTCGCTAAGAACTTCAATGCAATCTTTATAATAGTTTAGAATTTCAACATCGGCACCATCTTCGCTTTTTAAGTTTTCTATTTTTAGAATGTCGCAACAGGGGCTGTAATATACTCCCTCGATAGTCGATTTTGGCATGCGTAAATCAGGGATACGATAAAAGCCTTTACATATACGCTCTGCCTTTGTTTCTTTTAAAATGCAAACTAATTCTTGCTCAAAAATTATATCTACCGTCTCTCCTTGCGTAAGCGTATGCTCCTTGTCTTGAAGCTGAATAAAACGATCTTCTTTTTTAAACTCGAACAAAACGCCTGCATAGTTGTAAATACTTTTTATAACACAATCCGCTATGTCTTCCGGTAATTCGATAAGCCCGTCAAAAACAGAAAGCCTCACGTTATCCGTATACTTTTTTTGATACGAATACAGCTCGCCAGAGCCCCCGCATTTTTTACAATGAATATCCGGTTGGTTTCCCGTAGAAACACAGGGGCATTTTTTAGCAACTCTCCAGCGTACATACTGCCCGTGCCTTTCAATCATCGCCTCATAACTTTCTTTCCCAAGTGCAAGAGTAACAGGTGAATTTTTGCCTAAACCGTACGCCATATCAATTTCCTTCTGTTTATAAGGTGATTTCCAGTGTCGTACCGCTTAACGCAAACGCAGCCTTCTTTATAAAGGCTTCGTCAGCCTCTGTCTTTGTATACCTATTTGTTAAGGCTGCGTTTATTGCCGCCATTCCATCTTCATTTGCTTTTAAAGCGTCCGCCAATTCTTTGAGTGTATCGAGCTCTTCAGGCGCATTGTCGACAAGCTCCGCAAGATGCGCCTTTATTTCCTCTTTTACAAACTTCATGTTTGCAGCTTCATTATCGCCTTGAGGATTGGGCACCGCAATTGAGCCGTTCTTATTCCGAATTACATTATGGTAGTGTTCCGTTTTTTCAACGTGCGCATCTAAAGCTTTTTGTGCCATCTCTTTTTGGTTTTGTGAAAACTCAAAACTGATAGTCTCAATTTTTATATTGCTCCACTCAACTTCGCCCTTATACTCGCCCTCATTATTTCCTACGACAAAATTTAAAGATATTTCTTCATCGGGAGCATCAGGCTCATATAAAAACTCAAGGCTTATGCTCCCGTTTGCCATAGCTTGTATCTTATCAGATTCAGATAATACGCCGCGTTTATTGCTCATGCAAACAATTTGCGCATAATTGGGTATAACATAAGTCGTTGCTCTAAAATCAGAGGAGATACCATACCTCGTTCCGGTTTTAAAAACATCAAGCCCATTTGCAACAAGAATAAAACCGTCTTCATCTTTTACCGTTTGCACAAATCCTTGTAAACTTACAGGAGTACTGTCGGTAAGAACCTTTTCTTTTTGTCCTGTTATAAAATCATCTACACTTACTGCCGCTTGTACAGCTTTTAATGATTTTTCTACAGCAAGAAATAACGCATTATGCATACCGCCGTTATCTTTAAGCTCTTTTTTTAAATCATTATAAGCTTTTGTTAAATCTTCAAGCGCCTTGCCAAGCGCGGGCATTGTCATTGCCACTATATTCCTCCTATTCTTTTAACAAATCCATTTCAGAATACCCAAGATTTTTCATTACGGCTTTTTTAGGAGCCGCAACTTTTTGCTCTTCCATTTTTTCCATTTGCCTAAGCATTCTAAATTCATCTCTATCATACTCAAGCGAAAACTCATACAGTATTTTTAACGTCCATTCATCAGTCGGCACTTCCTTCAAGCCCGTCAAAAATACCATTGTCCACAATAGGAGCAGCACTTTCTCCGGTAGATACTCCTGTAAGCTCTTCTGTCCCCGCCTTAAGGCGTTCTTGCACCTGATCACGAAACTCACATGCCTTTTGGTAGAGTTCGATTAAAAACTCATCGCAAGGCACCTCCTCAAATCTAAAACCGTTTTGCTTTTTCTTTACCGCCTCAAGCCATTCAGGTCCTTTAACGATAACCACGTTCAACGTTGAACAAACAAGATTCCTGGTTTCCGTATCAATATCAAAACTTGTGGCAGGAATACCGCATCTGTTTATACCCATAAGACGCCCAATTTGCAGGCGGTCTTTTTCTTTCGGAAACTTTACCGTAAAACTTCCGCGCGAAGTTTCTATTTCGCCTGTTGCATCCTGCCCAAGCAAAAGCTGTATAAATAAATCTTCGCGCTTTGAATCGCTTAAAGATTTATTTTCAATATCCGTGCCCGTTACAGGCACCGCATTTTCAACTACCTTTATTTCCATTTTTTTTATTGCTCCTTTTTATGTTATTTCAAAAATGAATTGTTGTGTTCTTGTACGCTCCAATCAAGAGCTTTCATGCTTACATCGCCTTTTACATAACTTGAACCTTGTCCGCTTATAGTCCCTGAATCAACGATAATACCTTCAAACGTTGCTACTATATTTCCATTGTCTTCATCCTTGAAGTCCATGTATGGAATTTTCGTAACAACCTTATCATCGCGGATTGATTTCGGACTGGGGAAAAAGGTGTAAAGCGATATCTTTACATCATTTGTTTTACTTATCGATATACCGTTTTTTATTACATCCTTCGATGGTAAAAACCCTGACATGCTTATTGAGCATGAAACTCCTTGAGCATCAATCGACACAGGAACTAATTCTCCCAGTACTCGTGCCTCTTGTGTCATGTACGATAAAGAAGCACGAAAGCTTTCTACAAAGCCTATAACTTTTGCGGTACTCGCATTTTTCCCGGATCTAACATAACAGCGGTATCCTTCGGTTAATATTTTTTCACTTACTCTCGGTAATGGCATTTCCTATCCTCCTAAAAAAATTATATAGCGACCGTAACAGCCGATCCGGAATACACATGATTGTTTTCCGTAATAAAAATAAAGTTTCTTGGAGCTACCAAATATCTACTAAACGTGATAAATGTTGTATCCCCCTCTTCTCGAGTTGATATGCCCCAAATAAGCTCCCCGTCATCACTTTTTAAAATTAAGCCTGCGCTAAACCAATCATTAGCCGCCTGCAAAAGAGTTGCTAAATCATCTTCTAAACTTCCGGATATTCCCGGTGTGCCGATTGCAGCTCCAAGCCGTTGGCGTAAATCCATGCTCATGTATATTGATTCCCGCACCATACTGCGCTCAACATCTTGTAAGGTGTCTCCCTGATAGGTTGTCATAGCTCTAATTGTAACAAGTGCTCCGTCATCATTTTTACCGCCTGCCAATACGCCTGCTTGAATAAGTTTTTTAAAATCGGTAGGCGAATGTTTTTTAGTAAACTCAACAACATCAACAACCTTATTTGTAAGCGGCTCGTTAATTGCAAGACAACTTTCCAAGCCTGCAAGCTTACAGGCAAAATATGAAGCGGGGAAGGTTTCAATGCGCCCCGTCATCGGGTTGACTGCTTTAATTGAATCACCTGTGTAAGAACATAAACGGCTATTAAACATTTTCGCTTTTTCAATTGATTTTTCATTTGTCTCGTTTACGCCGCCGCCTAAAATACAAGTTCGCTCCTTGCGGTTATCAACACTGCTCATAAGTTCACAATGTCCGACAATGAGATTGTGTATCATCTCATCTTGACAAGGTGTTGTAATGATATTGATTTGTTCCGCTTTTAAAGCTTGCAATGCTGCAACCCACTCAAGAGCTATTTCACTTGCGCCGACACCTCCCGCAAAATTGACAAAATCTGAATCGGTTTCAGGAAGATTATTATCATGCGAAAGTAATTCTACCTTGTCGATAAAATCGCTTTCGGTAAGTTTTTTAATCATTGCATAAAGATTGCCGAACATAAAAAAGTCTTCATCTTTTTTTGCTGTTTCTTTTGCAATAAAATCTAATTCCCTCGATGAAGTGGTAGGCTCCGCATTTGTATTTATTGACGCAACATAACAGCCCTTTGCAATAAGCCTATTTGCCACAGCTTCAATAGTCGGATATTCCTCAAAAAGAATTTCTATGCCGTCTACCGTTTTATCGGGCACTTCAATTTTTAACGCATCGGTGTGTACCGAAACTTTGCAGGCTGCCCCCGTGCCGGTATATTTTATTTTTAATAGCTCATTTTTAATCGGTCCGATAGTTTCAGTCTTTGTGCCGTTTGTCAACACAAGAGTTACTGTGTGCGCACCTGAATCATTGGTAAGCTTTAATTGTAAGCTGTTTGCTCCAACTCCGTATTCTTTAGAAAAAAGTTTTAATACATCCGTTCCGCCCGCTTTAAGTGTTCGGGTTGCTTGCTCCGCATTTCCGACACGCATTGCAAAAACGCTCTGCGGTGTATAGCCCTTTGCCGGACTAAAGGCGTGTGCTATTCCCTCCAGCAATTCGCCTCCCTTTAATACCGCTTGCGCCTCTTCAAGAGAACCGAACTCATATAATGTATTCGGCTTTCCCGCAATTGCATAACCTAAAACTACAAGATTACTTGCGGAAACCCCGCCGCCTTTCCCTTTAATTGACGCTGATCGAGAAAACACTCCCGGCTGAAGATGACTTGTCCTCCGTCCCGCACTTTCGAAAATTCTTGGTCTTACTCCCATTGTTATTCCTCCCAAATCCTTACACAATTTTTTGTTCTAAAAACTCGTTCACTTTTAAAACCCACTGCGCTTCTGTGAATGCCACATCCGCATACATTTTCTGCAAAACAAAAATTACCTCATCATCATACTCACCCTTGCGGTTTTGAAAAAATGTAGTAATACCTATTTGTTTTTCACTTACTTCCTTTGACATTATCAATCACCTCCCAAATAATGTTTTTATTTCCATCGATTTTTGTATCGATTATTGATTGCTCAATAAAATAATCAGCGTTAAAACTTAAGCGGCTGCCTGCAAGTTTTACCCCGAAGTCATAATTAAAATTCCCGCTTCGATCCCCCTGTATGGTGTTGTCAAAAATGACTACATTATTTTTCTTGCGATATTCGGCAAGCGCATCCTTTATGCCGCCTGCAAGAAACAAGCGGCACATTTCATACAATTCATTTTTCAGCTGAATATTCTCGCTCCATATTTCTATACTTATCCGCTCTCGCCGCCGTATTACCCGTGATACTCCGCAGAGCTTTTCTTTTTTTGCAAACTCATTTTCTAAATCTTTTTTTAACTCATCGCAAAGTACATAGCCTTCTTCTTCAAGTAACGGGATATCCGTTTTTTCAAGAATAAAAAAACTGCTTTCTACAAGGTTCATCAACTCCGAAGGTTTTTCATCGCTTTCGGTTGACACCACAACACAAGGGAATATACTTGCGTTATAAGTAAAATCAGGTATCATCAAAGAAAAGGGGTGTTCATTCGTAACGTGAATACTCCAGTTCCGGTAATACTCCTGTGTGCGCAATGCCTTAAAATAATCATCAAAAGCTTTTACTATTACGTGCTCTAAAATGAGCGGTCTATTTAAAAAATACAGCATATAAATTATCCTGCCTTTTTTATACTTGATTTTTCTTGTGATTGTGATATACTTATATCTGTCTGACCGTCATCACAGTTTCGGACGTTAGTCTCAGGGGGCGTACTTTTACGCAGCATTGAGACCTTGACGGCAGACTTTCTTTTTTTTCGATAACACGTAACTAATTCAAGCTGTCCTCTGTTAGATCGAAACTCTTCGACAAATGTTATTTCTCCATTAATGTCTTTTCGAAACTCAATTACAGGGTTATAACGATGCTTTCGTTCTGATAATTTTATACTCGATGGATCATTTATAACTTCTTGCATATATTTCAAATCCTCAAGTTCCAAATTATGAGCTTCTTTGTTCATCACATGTCGAACAGAATTGCTATCAAGAATAATACTTTTTGCATCTAAGCCTGTTACCTCTTTTATTCTTTTTTGTGCTTCACTGCTTACATGTCCTACAAAAAGCCTTTCGTTTGCGTTTTCTTCTATCGCCCTTTTTGCAAAATCGAGTAGCTCTTTTTCTGTTGCAGGAGGCTTTTCATACCATTTCTTTTCAGCTCCCTTATTCGTAAACTTTCCCGCCTCGTCGCCGCTTGTATGCTCTGCCGCATAATATTGCTTGTGATTTTTTTCTAAACCGGCACTTGTTTTTTTATCAGAATCAGGTATACTAGTAGTAGGGATGTGCGTAATGCCATCCCTATCGGCTGCACCTTTTCGGTGTACAGTGCCGTCTCGTGAGCCGGGTTCTTTTTCATAAAGAATGCCGGCTTTTTCTATTTTCTTAAATATTTGGTTAAGCCGTTCTTCATGTGTAGAAATTGATACAGAAACATCGCCCTTATCAATCGTAATTGATACAATGTTTTTCTGTTTTCCCTTACTTGTTAGAAAGCATTTTGTGTATACTTTTGCCCCATTCTCTGCCGTAAATACGAGAGCGGGGTCTTTTAATGTATCGTGAGCTGCAATGAATAAATCTTGCCTATTATTTTTTACAAATTTTTGGTATTGATTTTCTCCCATTTTCACAATACCTAAGGGGGTATTAATCGGTTCTCCTAAGTATTTTTGATATTCGTCCTTTGTCCCGGTACCTACTCGAAATTTTTCCGCAGTGTCTATAAGCAGTGTTTTGTAATATTTCTTATCATTTTCTGATAACGTTTCTTTTTTACTTGCACCTCCGGTTCTTTTCTTTTCCTGCGTCTCTGTAATAAACTTGCTTAACTCTTGAACAAAGGGTAAGGGGTTTCCGTTCTTGTCGCTAAACCTGTCCCTGTTTTCAAGCATAACATTCATCATATCTTTTGCGGTATCGCAAGCGGCGATCTTTTTCTTTAACGCACTAATCGCTAATTTTGCACCGCGTGAATGGCTTTCATATTTCGGCTTCCATTTTCCGGGTGCAGTTTTAATAAACTTTTTTCCCTTCCAATCTCGTACCGTGCCGACAGGCAAACCCTTGCCACCTTTTGCAAGCATAAGCATTTTTGAAAAAGCTTTTTCAATTGCCGCTTTTTCTTTTTTTTCTAAGCTTGCTAAATAGTCAAGTATTTTTTTCTTTATTGCGTTAAAAATAAACTTTTCACTTTCAGCTGATTTTCTCAATAGTAAAACTGTTCTCATAACGCTCCCATCACCACATGCCCGAACTTCATTTTGTTTTCTTCGATATAATTTTTTAATTCATCTTCATACACCTTAATGCGTGCGCCATAGTACGCACTGGTTGCAGATTGAGTGGAGCTAAAGCTTTCACTTACTCCATCCATAGAAAGGCTTGAAGATGAAAAGCCCGAGATAAGTCCGTCTCCAATGATATTCAATAACTCAACAGCGCAGAGCTTTGCGATTACTGCCCGCAAATCCGCCGGCACATCGTCAGAGCTTTCATAACCTGCAACATAATCAATACTGTAAAAAAGATTGCTCTCCCATGTCGCAGCTCCATAAGGAGAAATAGAAGTGTGTATTGCTTTTCGTGTGTCGCTCATTCTAAAAGGACGATTAAAAAATTTGATTAAGCCCTTTGTTTTATCAAGCGTGTAACAATCCATAAGACTTCGCACCTTTTCGGTGCGGCTCAATAAATCAAGCTTTGAAACTTTTATAACAGGTCTTTTCCGCGTAGGAATAAATCCCTGCCGCTGAATGCGGGATTGATGAAAACTATAAAACGATTCTTCTTCGTCATAGTCAACGCCTTTTTTTAATCCCCGCCGTTGCGGCTCACAAGCGATGCGTTTTTTTTCAATTGTAATATTGAGCCTTCGCTCCATTTCACGCAGCGAAGAGTTGATATGAAAGCGCACCTGTTCATCAGTATAAGGCATTCCGTTACTTGCCCTAAAATCAACACCCCAAAGATAGGTGTAATGTAAATCATCCGGCGTAACAATTTCGCCCCACTGTCCTTCAGGTGCTTTATAATTGCCGAATGTATAGCCGACAGGTTTTCCCGCGCCGCACTTTACCCAAACTGAATACTCCCAATCCGCTGCGGCGTTTGTTACATCCTGCACCCGATACCCGTAGACGCCGTCCTTGACATTTTTATCTAAGTAAACATCTTTAACCGGAACGGGAGGCTCCGTTGTTGTTTTTATAAAGCCTGAAGCGGTCAGCGTTTCCCACTCGCCGTCAATACCTGCTTTCCTTTCAAGCCTGTATTCCTGTGTAGAGTTTGGCATTTTGATAATGCAATAATTTTTAGCACTAACCACTTCAAGCATTTATACACTCCTTAGCTTATACTTCAGAGTAAGAAGGAATAGTCAAAAGATATTCAGCGTATTTCTCTTCAAGCTCCGCTATTCCTTTTTCATCGAACGAAACTGTAGAACCGTCAAAGACAATGATTTTTTTCTTTTTGAGTTGTTCATTTTTAATACGTCTTTTACTGCCGGTTGACTTTTGAGGTTTTTTATTTTCCTCTTTTACGTCTGTGTTCTCTTTCTGAGTTTCTCCGCCCGCAGCATCTTTGTTATTTTGCGTTTCGGTTTTCAGAGCCTCCTCATTTTGAACACTCGTATTTTCGTTTGAAGGATTTTGATTTTCACCGGAAGTGTTTTCGGTTAATTTATTTCCTCCTTCGGTTTCTTGATTGTTTTGTGCTGCATCAAGTTTTTTATTTTCAGTTTCTTTTTTTGACATAATAAACCCCTGTTTTTTTTAAAAGAGCTTCAAAGTGCTTAAGATTTCACGACTTAAGCACTCCTAGCTCTTTTTGCTTTTACCTAGTAATATAAGCCGCCTCTGTATGCGATATTTTTTGCAATAGCGCACCACTCGGGAGCCTTAACATCCAAAGCTGCAAAAAGCTGAATGAGGAAAGGTATCTCGGCTCTGTTACTTTCGTACAATGGACGTGAACGCAATGGACAGAACTGATCCCAGTTAATTACTTCCTGAATTTTTTTCTCAGTTAAGAAAACCATTTGAGCAGTACCCGGCAATTCGATGTTGAAGTCATTGAACTCGGTTGTTCCGCTTTCATCTTTTCCTATTCTCACCATCTCCATTACTACATCCCCGTCTTTTGCAGAGCGGCAAATAACATAGCCTGATTCTGTGTTTTCGGCACTTGCTTTTATTTTAAGAGTAACCTTATGTCCTGCACTTACCGCAACAGAAGCGTCTATTTCCTTGCCGTCCGATATTCCGTATTTATTGACTGAGTGAACGGTGTATTTATAATTTCCGGCATCGGCTGCCGCAAACTTTGATTTTCCATCGGCTGCACTTGTTGTCGTTACTTCAGTAGGAGCTTTCGGGCGTTTCAGAGGCGAACCGTCAGCAGTAACTAAGCCTTTTACATGGAAAAACTTATCTGCACCGGCTTCCTGCCCAAAATATATAGTGGAACCGTACGGCGTCGGGTACTGGTCAACGACAAGGTTCATTGCACCGCTTCCTGAAGTACCAAAGCGGATGCGGTCCCTTATAAGGTCTTGAATATCTTGCGCCAAAATTGGCGGAAAGAAAAGTTTATTGGCATCTCCGCCCGCTTCAAAAATCATTCCTACAGGATCGGTAATTATTCTTTCGCCCACCGTTGCAATGCTCTTGCCGCGGACATCGTAAATGTTTGCATTTTTCGACTTTTCAATCTGACGCAAAACACCGTCAAACTGTGTAGGCACGACAGTTTCATCACCATGAAAACAAAAGTGTTCAGCAGCTTTTAAAACATTAAGAGTACCTGCTATCTTTTCACTTGTGTACGCATCTTCAAAACCGTCAACTAATGCCATTTGGTCGGTAACAGCTCTGCGGTCTTGCAGATATTTAATCTTTACAGTTTTTCGCTCAAGCTCTTGATCACTTGTTTCAGAGCCTCCGCCTTCTTCCGTTGTCAGGTACTTATAATTACCTACACCGGTGCGGCGATTATACTCATGAATAGTCGAGTTCACTGATTTTTTCTTAACACTATTTACAAACTTACAATCTTCCTTTTGCTCGCGCATAGCATTAACCATTGTTCCTTCAATATCCTCAGGTATTAAAGTTCGTCCGCCTACCATCTGTGCAGAGTCGGTTTGGTAACCGGCTTGCAATGATTTTAAAAGTTCTGCCTCACTCACAGAAGCTGTTTCTACTGTTGTAAAAAAACCCATAATCTTTTTTCCTCCTCATCCTTATTTTGTTAACTTTTCCTGCAAAAACCGCACATACTTTTGGTCAAGCTGGAATGCGGGATTCTGCAGGGACTTATTGATTTGTGCTTCAATTTTTCCGAATTCGTGTAAAGTTATCTCACCGTTTTCGATTGCTTTTGAAAGCACCTCCATTGCGGTCTCCTTGTCGGCTTGTGTAAATTGCCCATGCCGCACCATTGCAGCAGCACCGCCTTTTGCCATCGGCTGTTGTCCGCGTGTTGAAATAACAGCACTGCGCGGCAAGGGCTCATTTGAAAGTTGTTCAACCCGCTTCATTGCAGCGGTTAAACCTTCTCCCATGACTTCTTGTTTTTCGCGGCTATGCTGAAAAGACTTAGTAAGCGTAGCGAGTTGTTCTTTAAGTTCTGCAATATTCTTTGTTATTTCGCCTAAGGCTACTGTTGCATCAAGGCTTTTTGTAACAAACTCTTCGCTATCTTTGTCATCGTCATCGTCATCGCTAACACCCTCAAGTTCCTCATCATCATCGATAAGGTCCTTATCATCTAATTCAGGCTTTTCGTCTTCTTTTTTTTCGTCATCCTCTTTCCCTTTTGACTTACCAAATGCTTTTTGCATTTTGGTCATAACATCATCCCAGTAATTTCCTTTACTCATTAAAAAATCCTCCAAAATATTTTCTTGATTTTCCAGTACAGCTTGGATATATTTTTCAGCTGTATCCTCTTCAATGCCTAATCCGGATAAATAGGCTCTTGCCTCCCTTTCATCCGTAATAGTCCCATCAACCACTTTTTCAACTAATGCAGTTAAAATGTTTTTTCCATCTTCGTTTTTCCCTCTCTTATTTCCTTCGATATCTTCGGGAATTAAAGTCCTCCCGCCGGTAAAGGCTTCCGAATCGGTGCCGTAGCCCGCTGACAGTGCCTTCACAAATTCTAAGCTGCTTAAAGACTTAACTACATATGCAGGAGCGACAGTCGGATTAACCGGAGCAATCGTCAGAGCCAAGTCATTCCATAACACCGAAACAATGCGCCCTAAATCCGTCCCGCCTTCTTGGATTCTTTCTACAATTGGAGAAATGCCGCCGACACTTGCCTTAACTCGTGTTGAGCCGTTTTCCAATAGCTCGATAAACTTCTTTGCGTATTTATTGTTTTTGTAGAGCTTGCCGCGAACACGAGTAGAGCTGCCGTCTGTGTACACGCTCAATGGCTCTCCGATAACGTAGTCTTCATCAAAAACCATTTTTGCATTTCCGCCTTCAAAAATTCTTGACTGGTGTAAATGGTCTTTACTGATAACCCCGTTTTTTAAAAAGTAGTCTTTTGAATCAAGAAGGGCTTGTTGTAAAACTTTTTGCTGTTCAAGGTCTAAGTTTTCATTACTTGCCTCAACATCAAAAATAAAATCCCCCGATTCATCTTTTGAAAAAGAGCCTTTTTTTAATTCCATCTGTAGATAAATACGCTTCTCTTTTTCGTCCATCGTTTTCTCTTGTTCCCCTCCTCATGCTTTGATAACGGAAGCTTAAACCCTCGCCTCGCCGAAACAGAGTGCAAGGAGTTTAAAACTTCCAAAAACTGCCCTTAGCTTTTTAAAAAAAAAAGCAAAAAAAAAGGCTGTGAACTCACTTACAAGAGCGTACCTCGCCCGTCAGTCGTAAAAAATGAGAGTCCTTGCTCATTTTCAGACCTTGTAAATAAATTCACAGCCTTCTTTTAAAAGTGCCGCTTTCTCCTGCCCGTTATTCCGCCGCGCCCGTAAAAGAGCCATACAACGGCAAGCAGCTAAAAATGTAAAATATCAGTTACAGATTTTTATTTTTAATCTGTTGCACTTATTATATATTTTTTTTAAAAATAATCAAGAGGGGAATTCAATAAATGTAATATCGAAGTGCAGTTTCCGCAACTTCTTTCATTATTGAAAACATTTCTTCAACAGTCAGTTAAGTTAATAAGGAAATAATGTAACATCTTGTTCTTTCTGTCCAAATGAGCCTTTGAGCTGCTTATGCCTATAATATGATCGTAAGCCGTCAATATGTTCCATTAAATCAGGTAAAATTTTATGCCCCATTGGATCAACTATAAAATCGATACCTTCCCGCCGTGCAAGTTTTGCAGCAGAGACAAAATCACTATCACCTGTTATAAGAACAATTTGATCAGCCAGTTTTTTATAGGCAAGTGTGGCTATATCTATCCCTATCTTCATATCAACGCCTTTTTGCCGTAAAACTAAATCAAAATCGGTTTCGGTTATATCGGTAACTTGCAAACGACCGGAGAAAAGTTTCTTTGCTATTTCATTTTTTAAGCCATAATAGGCGGTATTATCAGCTAATACGCCCATTCGTAAGGCAACTTTTCGTTGATGTATTAAGTTTTCGATAAATTCCTTCATCCATGTATAGGTTTCAGTCTTTGAAAAATCAATACTCTTTTCTAAAACTGGGTGATATAATGCTTTACTGATTGGAGGGCAATCATAATAAAATATTCGATATAAACTATTCCATTCATATATCCGTTTTTGTTTTCCATCGCTATCACTTATAATATCAAATTGAGAACGCTCTTTAAGGTGCATACGGCAATATTTTATAAGCTCATCTACACGCTCATGTGCCGATTTTTTTCCAAAATGATGTAAGGCTTGCTTTCGATAAAAGCCACCATCAACTAAAATAGCTGTTTTTTCCATAGGTAAAAAAAACCCGTAACTCCGACCTATCCCGGATAAGTGGGAGGCCGTACTATACAGGTTTATTAAAATGCTGCCAATAAAAGCAGCTTTTATCAATATATACTATTTTTCCTTGTACGTCAAGTAATGAGTTTGCCTCTACGCAATCATCTTTCCCTTGTTTTTCTTATCAAATGCTTTTTCCTTAAACTCCTCAATACTCATTTCATCCATGCTGCCGAAAAAACCAGGTCTATCGTATTGGCGCAAGTAGGCGGCTTTTGCTTCCGCTGCGGAATTGAACCCAAGCATAACCTTGTCTTCATCATACGTACCGGTTGTCGGGTCGTTTTGGTGCACAATAAATACTTGTTCGCTTTCGGGATTGTTCCCGATGTAAGCGTCTACATGGTCTTTATCTTTGCCGACAGTGCCGCGAATGTAACCATAATCATACGCCATCTTAATAGCCCATTCGTGCCCGTCTTTATCAACGCCGCTTCGCACGCTGCCTTTTTTATTTTCGATTGAAATATCCATGCCGTGTATTTTTGTTCTGCCCTGTAACGGGTATCCTGAATACGTAAGCGATTTATAGATATTTTCCGCTACCTTTTTTACAAATACTTTTATAAAGGCTTTTTCCATCGCTTTTTGCATGCTTGATTTTTCCGCAGTATTAGACGATAATAAGGTATCATCACGAGCAGAAAGTCGGGGGCTGCCGGGTTTGGACTTATCCAAACGGCTGATTGTGGGGAGCCCGTCCACAGATGATTTTTGAATGCCGTTTATAGGTTTTTCCCATAACGGCATTTTCTTTTTTAAGAAGTCTTTAGCTTTTGGGATGCTTGATTTTTCCGCAGATTGTGGTATATTAGAAGTAGACGGGGAAGCGTTTCGGACGTATGCGGGAGACTTTTGTATCTGTGCGTCCCCGATACTTTTTAAACCAAGCGTAAGATCAGAAAGGGCAGCTGACCGTTCGGAGTTACCGTTCGTTATGAGGAATTGCCCGCCCTCACGCTTGGTTTGTCTTATCATTTTTTCATATCCCTTTTTATTAACTTTTCTCCAACCAACAATTTCGTGATATTTCTTATTTGTATCCGTATCAATTACCGCAACACAATAATTTTCCCCAACTTTAACAGCTGACCAATAATTAGGTTTATTGCTTGGTTTGCAAAGCATTGCAATATTATTATTGTATAGAGCATTTGCAAGAATCATCTTGCTTTCAGATGGAGAGGCAATCTCTTCATGGCGTGTTGCGTTTTTTTCGATTATTGACCTCTTGAGCAAAACATCTTTTTCTCAACGCCAATGGTAGCTAAAAAAAATCAGGTAAACTTGGCAACTTAAAATTCTTCGTTGAATTGCTAAAATCATCATCAGAAATATCAAAAACATCTGAAACGCTTTTCAGGCTCCCCTTATCCGTGAACTTTCCGTTCTCGCCTCGAGGGTGTTCGCCTTCTTCAAATGATTTTTTCATTTTGCTGACAGGAACTTTTACCGTTAAAATATATCGTATCTTTTCCTTTACGTTTTTTTTAACTGTGTTCTTTTGTTCAACCGTTATCGCTTTCCGGATTGCGCCCGTTTGTTTTACAACGTCAAAAAGCTGTTTAAAGGCTGCATTGATTTTTTTTCGCTCTTCGCCTTCGGGGTAGGGCTTTTGTTTATTTTCGTCATCCCCACTGTCATAATCATCATTTTCGGTAGCATATGCAAGATAATCATTTTTTCTTCCGCTTGCTTTTAGCATATCGTCAATATATGCAGAAAACGCCCGTGCTGCCATTTCATGTGGAGCTGACCAATACGGTTTTGCTTTCCCGCTGTCAAGAGCTTTTGCATCTTCATGAAAAGCAGAACCCTTTTTGCCGCTATCAATTGTTGCCCGTCCGCCTTCAGCGTTTCCGTAGTATGCACAAATCATTCTAATCCATTCGTTTTTCTGTTTTACCTCATTCTTTGTAATTGGTATTCCCCAGAACTTGTGTGCAAGCTCAATTGCTTTTTCTAGGCTGCCTGCATACCGTATTTTCTCTGCGAGCCCGCTTGTGGCTTTATCAAAATTGAACTTTGCAAGCTTATAGTCTGCACTTGAATACTCAACTTCTTGTTTAATCGGTGTATTCCCTTCTGTCATAGCTTTTACAAGGTTGTCAAAAGCTGCCCGCACTTGCAGTACGTGTTCTTCTTGACTGTTTTCTACGGGAGGAGTAATTCCTGCTTTTTTCAGTTTATCTCTTTGGGTGTCAAGTAGGAAATCCTTATACTTTTGTGAATATGAAGTATTGTTTTTTATCCTCATATACTCAGTAAGTAGGTCTTGCTGTTTTTTGCTTAAATGATTCATAGGGTTTGTTAAGAAAACATCGATTTTTCCACCTACCATAGCCTCTGAAATGAGGTTGTCGAAAGCGTGAAACCATTCATGTGCGAGGTTTCCGCCTCCTTTCATTTTTGTGAGGTTGATAACACGCTCCACATGTTCATAATGTGCCTCAGCCTTTGACTTTCCTCTCGATCCAATTGCAAGAGCGAGCCGTCCGTTTAGTGAAATAAGACTATCTGGAATGCCGGTAATATCCGCCAAATCTGCAAAAGCCTCGCACGCATGATCAACATGAAACTTTGCGCTCATCGGGTCTTTCAATACCCAATTCCCGGACTGAATGTCTCGCAAGTTAAACATTTTCTTAAGCTCTTCGGTAGAATGTGCTTTTACATTTCGCCCGCCTTTTCTACTGAATTTTGAAGCAACAATCAATTGAAAAATTGCCCGTCCTTTTCCCTTTGCAGAACGTTTCCCTTTTAGTGTTCCTGTTTCTTTCCATTCCCAATTATCATAATTTCCGTGTTTTGCTTGTTGTATGTGCTTTTCAAAAGTTGCAGACCCGCCAAAACCGCTGTAGTTTATCGTGGCGATAAATTTATTTCCTAACGAGTTCCACGCCGCATAAAGTGAATTTGAGGCAATGGCTTTTTCATTTGCTTCTTTTTCAAAAGCTTGAAGCCTTTCCCATGCTGCCACCCTTTCTTTTTCAAAATATCCGGATCGAGTTTTTCCATCCCCTACATCAACATTTGAATCCCATCCATTTGCTTTTTGAAACGCCTGTATTTCGGGAGTTTTTTCAAGCTCAGTAAAACTTATTTTAGCTCCGTATTTCTCCCGTCGTAACTTATCCATTAAAGCAGTTTCTTTCATTTCAATATCATGCTTTTTTTTATGCACTTCATCGTATTCTTTTTTTAAATCTAAGTATTTTTGTTGTTGTCGAACTGATAAAAACACTCCCTGTCTTTCATCGTTTATTTCATTAATAGTATCTATTACATCTTGTACTGTTTTACAATCTTCCAACCGCCCACGTAAACCGTTTATTGCGATAACATAATTATGCCTTCCTTCGGGATTGTCGAAAGCTTCTGTTGCAACAGAAGCATAGACTCTGTCGATTAAAAAAGCCGCTCCTCTTGCCATGCCGTTTTTTATCAGCGTATTAAAATTAACCTTGCCGAACACGTTTGATTTTTTTATAAGCTCTTTTGCGCTTCGAGGGTTTTCCTCTAACCCTTCCCAGTCGATTTCATGTTCAAGTATTTGCTCTTCGGCTTTTGCCATTTGCTTAATATAGTTTTGAGCAAGCTCTTTGCGGCTGCCTGCAATATAGCCGGTGTCGCGATAGCGGTATTGCTCACTGTTCGGGTCCCATGTTGCGTCTTTGAGTGCGCTCTCCCGTTCGAAAAGCTCTGTTTGCGGTAAGCCTTCTTTTTTGCGTGCTTCATTCTTTTTTGCCCGCTCCTTTTCTTGCGCCGCAAAATCTTTTTTTGCGTTTTGATTTCCTTTCATTGCTTCAGAGCGATTGCTATTTGTGCCGGATTGTGGTATACTGGTCTGTAGAGAGGCGGTAACAGCTCCCACCTGTTTTCTTAAATCGGAGAATTCAGGCGTGTAGCTATATTTGGCGATCACCGTCTGTATAGCATCTGTTGCCTCTTCTTTTTTACTATGCAAATCATATCCGGTTAAAAGCCATTGTTCTTTATCACCATTCCGTTGTTTTGACACAACAGCCATTACTCCATTTTTTATTATTTCAGCAAAATGATTGTCATTCTTTCTAAAACTACCATCCTTCATTGCATCTTGCAAAAGAATACAAAGAGCCGTAATTTCATCTTCATTTTTTCCGTCCTTGCTATATCGCTGTTCAATAATATGTTTTAGCCCATAGCCGGACTTTCCGGTATTTCCCACGTCAACAATTATTTCGCCTAAGTCCTTATGCCGAACACTTGAAGACTTGCCCGTCTCAAGCACTGCGGTAAGTTTTTTTAAATCTTCTTTTACTGTTGCTCCGCCTATTTTGTTTCCGCTGTCATCTTTGCTGTCCGCTGTTTTTTCTTGCTTATTATACAGGCTCCACACCTTATACATAAGGCTGCGGTTTATTTTCAGTACCGGTTGCGCCTTCTTTTCGGTTTGGCTGGTAGTTTCTTTTTTATT